TTACGATAAGGACCCCAAGTGTTCTGTCCTAACACATTGATAGCATAGGGTTCATAACCTATTCGGTTGTCCCAACCATCTGTTTGTTCGTCAGTAGAAAAGTTTATTAGTTGTGTAGCAGAGTTTGTGTCTTGTGGTATCTTTTGGTTTATGCCGCTCAAAGGCATTACCAGCATTTTGCCTTGTGTCTTCATTCTTATCGCCTCGTGATAGTTATTTGCGGTCTCCCCATAAAGGCGGACGAAACCTTGTAAGGACCTTTAATGTGCGTGGCTGCTTTAGTAGTCAAGTAGCGGTTCTCCAAGTTCAGCAACTCTTTATCTGCTTTTGCTTTGTAAGCCTGTGCTTGGACTGTGTTACCGTGCTTCATAAACAACTCTTCACAAGAGCGGTAAGCAAGGTAAAGGTGTGCGTCAGCAGGCATTTGCGGTGTGTCTGTGTCGTCTCTCATAATAGCAGGACGGAAGTGATAACGAAAGTTTGCTTCGTAGTCTGCGTCCTGTCTTGGGTAAAGTCTTATTGTAGCATAAGTCCCACCGTGCTCTGGAAGCTTAGCAGCACTAATGAATGAGCTTGGCTCAATGAGTAGCCCGTCGGTGTTGTTAAAGGTAGACTGTTCCTCAGCACCTGATAGGTCTGCTGCTCTGTAGAAATGTTCGCTGTCTGGTCCTTTTATGTAGACATACTTACGAGCATCGTTAAACACAGTCTGTGGACTTGTGTCTGTTATTGATAACCCTGAAGCCTCAACGCTTGTTCCTGCTGTAAGAGCAAATGAACCAGCAGAATAAACAGGGGCACTCTCTAACTCTACAATAGAAGTAGCACTATCTGTCTGTGCTCTGTGAACTAATGTGTAAGCTATCTCGTAGTCTCCAGTTGCTGGAACTGTGTTGGCTCTTGTAGAGATAACGCTTATGCTTGGTGGTGTGTGTGGTTGCTGAATGCTTACCGGTTGTGTTATGATAACATCAGTAGGGATAGCAACAAGGTCTAAGTCCAGAGCCATATGCTCGTCCATATACTTTGGCAGAACATAGAACGGTGAGCGAATGCCTGACTGTCTATTTCTTAACCCTACTCCAAGAACTTCTATGCAGTCTTGGGGCATAACTATGTGTCGTTGTTTAAACTTTAGTTGTAGTTGGATAGCTTCTATTACTTTCTTTTCAGCAGTAGAGTACTGTCCGTAGCCTTGGCGTCCTAAAACTTCTAATGAAACTTCTGTTCGTCCTCCGCTATCTTCTCTGTAAGAGACAAAGTATTCTTGTCCTGCCTCTATCAATGTGTTGCTTGGTGTTGTGACTGTTGAGATAACTTCGGCAATGTGTCCGTGTCCTACCCAACCTTCTTGTAAACCTGTGCCGTGTCTAAACAAACCATTGGCTTGTCCTTCATAAGAACCAGTAACATCAGCATAGAGGTGTAGTTTTACTTCCTTCTGTGCGTACTCCCAAACTCTATCTTGGAAGTGGGTAAGATAGACTTCGTTGATAACTTCGTTGACTTCATCAATGTAGGTTTGTACGTTTGGTGAGTAGTCTAAAATGTTATTACAATATGCTCTTATTTGGCCGAGGTTCATTGTTATTCTCCGTTGTAATGAAACAGAGGGGGGACAGGTGCCCCCCCTCATTTAGAGCCTAAAAAATAGGCAAATAGAAACTATTATGGTGTCTGTGGAAAAACGTAAACAAGAGCTTTGTTAGCAGCGTCCGCTTCACAAGCGATAGCTACTATCTGTTGCTGTTGAGCTACAGTGCCAGTTGTTACTCCTGTTCCATCACCGAGGTCGGTTCGGAAAGAGGTAGCAACGTCAGCACGGCCAGCGGTTCCACCAACTACAAGTCGGTCACCTTTGGCTGTAGAGCCGCTTACATTAGCTTGGTCTACCAAACCAGCAACTACAACTTTGATAAGTTTAGTTCGGTCGTTGGTAGTTCCACCATCAGAGGAAGTCTCATCAGTGGTAGCAGCCTCAATAGCAACACCAACAACACAGATAATGTCTGTGTCAGCAATGTCTGCTTTCTTGACTACAAGCCCTTTTTCTCCGTCGTGGGTTTCAGCAAAGTTGAGAGCAACAAAGTCGCCCACAGCAATAGCAGCACCAGCTACGAATGTTTCTACTTTACGACGAGCCGAGGCTGTTACAGTGGCCTCGTTTACTCCGCTTTCATCTCGTCCAAAAATGCGGTTAATGTATGAAGTTGTACTCATTAGTTGTTTCCTCCTGAAGCAAGTCCTTGTGAAGCCAAGTGTGAGAACGCCATCTGTGCGCGAACTGTTAAGTAAGCGTAGCGAGAAGCATAACCAGTAGCGTCAATAAAGTCACTCATCTCAAAGTTAGCGTCGCGGTCAAACATCAACTTCATAAACTTAGTGTTAAGAACATAAGCGTTAATGTCGTTAGCAGCACCAGCAAGAGTGCTATCCATAAATGGTGTAGCATACATCTTAGCACCGTTAAAACTCAAAGCAAGCTTTCCACCGTCAAGCACTTGCTCGTCAATGAAACGTTCTTGGTTAAAGAGTTGAGCTTTGTAAGCACGGTAAAGAGCAGGAGAGCACATAATAAGGTTAGGTGCTGAACCGTCTGGTGTTCGCATTTGAGCCTCAATGTAAAGGTCAGTCAACTTCTCAACAATGTTTTCGTTACCTGCTGTTAAGTCCAAACCATTTACGCGTTGGTTCTGTAGGTCGTTAGAGAAAGCAGCTTTAGAAAGACCACCGACAACATTTGTCTGTGCTCCAAAAGCAGCATCTTCCAAGAAACCAGTAGCGGAACCGATACCGGCAGAGTGTCCGTTAAGAGTAAGCAACTCACTCAAGATAGAACTGTCGCCACGAAGTATCTGCTTTTCAGTCTCACGCTTAATGAGGCCCATAACAGACTTCATTCGTGCTTCTGCGATAGAGATAATAGCACGCTCACCTTTGTTAGAAAGTTCTTCCTTCTTGGTGATAATAATAGGAGCAACATAGTCGCACCAGTTAAACTCTGCTTGACGCAAGGCATCAGCAGCCGACAATGAGACAGGCTCATAACCGGTAGAAAGTTGGGTAATAGTAGAGTGTTCTGCGAGTATCATTGGTACATTGACCTTTTGACCTCCGTCATACTCCTCAACACCACCCATCGCACGAATGTTATCTAAAAGTGGAACCGCTTTGTAGAGGTTGTCTACCTCTTGGTCCTTTAGAATGCGAAGTGTTGAGGAGAGAATATCATTAGAAATAGCCATTATTTTTTCTCCTTTAGTTAATGTGATAAATACGGCTTGTATTTGTTTTTTCGGTCTTAGAGGTTATCTCATTGCTGAGGTCCAAAAAAGCCTTATCCCAACTCAACCAGAAGGAGGGGGGCTATTGTTGTAAATAAATAGTTATTTATTTGCCTTTTGTGCGGCGACCCACTGATAAACAGCATAGGCGCCTTTAGCTTTTACATTTTCGGGAATGCGTTTCTGCATAGTAACCTGACGGCCACCACCAACTTTCAGTCCATACTCACGAGCAGCCTGCTTGTAAGAAGCAAGTTCTTCACTTGCTCTACTGGCTTCCTCGGTCTTTGCTTTGCCCTTTACAATGTAGTAGGCTCGCTCCAACGATAGAGAGTTATCTTCTATCAACAACTTAGCAATGTCTGTCTTGTAAGTTGTAAGGTCTGGGTGTTGGTCTTTAAAGTTTTGTAAAGACATTTGTCTTTGTTGTAGCTCATACTCAGTCTGTAATGGTTCTAACATTGCTTTCATTCGCATAGCTACTTCTTGCTCTATTCGGTTCTGGACGCTCTCGTTAGAGAACGGGTCAAACTCCCCTGTGTCTTTTGCTAAGGTTTCATCCAAAGTCTTTGTAAAGTCGCTGTTAAGTAAAGCTTGACGCTCACTCTCTAATGCTTTACGTTGTGCCGCCAACTCTTGTGTCTTCTTTGTGTAGTCAGCACGCAAGTTGCCTATCAGCTTTTGAGCGTCTTCGGGTAGTCCCGCAACAGTGTCATTCCAGTTAACTCCTTTGTGAGAAGAGTTGAGAAGTTCACTCTCAACATTAGCTTCCAAAAGCGAGGAACTAACGGACGACGTGTCGGTTTGTCCGGTTGCTTCGGCTTGGGAGCCTTCGGTTGTTTGGGCTGCTTGGGCGCTTTCGGCTTCGGCTTTTCCACGGGCAATGTCGGCTTTGGCTGCCGCCAAGGCGTCGTAAGCGTGGGTGCGGTGGCTTTGGGTGTCATGTACGTTTACTCCTGCAACTTTGGTATTGGTCTCTGTTGTAGCGGGACCAGTCGCTGTTGTTTGGTTTTCCATTTAGTATCTCCTTACATTCTGGAAGCGAACAGTGCGTCAACATCAACTTCTTCTTGTCCCATTGCTGGAGAAGCCATAGCAGGTTCTGCTTGTGCTACTTCTATGCCTACACTTTGCGGTGAGGTTTTTAGAAACATTCCAAAGTTTTGGTTTGACGCTAAGGCATTTAGTTTGCCCGCAGCCTCTATCAAGGCTCTGTCGTTTGTTAGGGTTGTTGGGTCAATAGCAAACTCTTCCATTCCAGCATCCTGTGCGGCAAGACTTATCATAGAGATAGCCGCCGTAATAGAAGCTGGTAGAAAGCCTTCACTCTCTCCCGCAACAATAGGCTCGGCCATAGGACCGAATAAAGACAAGACATCATTAATGCTTGTAGTGATAGTTTCTATGGCTCCCTCGCTATACTCACCTTCCGGTGAAACAGCTTCTACCATTTTATCAAAGGCTTGCTCTTCTTGCTCTACCTTTTCTTGTAACACACTTTCGTCTGTTGGTGGAGTGGTGTCTACTTCTAAGACATCCATTTCCATTTGTTTGTTTTCTCTAATAGCCATTACTCGTCTCCTTTAATGCTGTTGTCTAATAGTCCTCGTTTCTTGAGTTCTTTTGTTGAGAAGACCTTACCATAGGCTTCTGCTTTATCTACACCGGCAGCTTCCATAGACTGAATAGCCTTGAGGTCAGCGCTGTCTTGTGCGTCTAAGTCTACTCGTCGTTGCATAACGTCATCAATGTTTACTTGCGACAAGCGTTTAAAACCATTTGCTTCGGCATACTCACACGCCTCAAACTGGTTGTTAAAGTGTTTTCCTAAGTCTGGTGAGTAGAAACCTTGGTGGTCTCCGTTCAGTCCTTTGGAAGAGATAGAGAATGAACCACCTTGTAAAACACGGAAGGTGTTATTAGAACCACAGCCAATAAACTTATCGTCTACTCTTTTGTAGTCTTCATAGAAACATTCTTCGTGTCCGCAATAGATATCGTCTAACTCAAAGTTATGGACTGTCTCTCTGGTTTCTTTGTCAATAACCCAGCGTTGGAAAACCTCAAAGGTTTCATCACAGTCTCCACATTTCATTTTAAAGAAACCCATTATCCTATCCCCTCAGTTGGTAAGAACGGTCTTATGTTCTTAGGTGCTCCTGCTTGGATAGCCTGCTCTGTTGTTCCAACCTGTGGCTCAATGCCCCGTGAAACATTTTGCGGCTCTTGTTGGGGCACTGGTGCCTTCTCTAAGAAGTCTTCTGGTAAGCCAAGACTACGAACAACTTGTTCTAATATCTTATCAGGCTGAACTCCTAACTGAACGAGTGTAGGAATATTCATAAGCAGTTGGTTTTGTTTTACCTGCTCGCTGATAGGTGTTGAGGCTTGGTCTTGTGCGAAGATATCAAAGTCTCCCTTCAGGTCATCTTCACTTACATTCTGTAGTGAGTTCTGTAAATAAATAATGTTATCATTATCAATAAAGGTTGAGACCATATTCAGGTAGGTGTGAGCTAACACTTCTATTGCTCCGTCTCTTTCACGAGCCATTCGTCCAAGCTCTGTAGCAGAGTAAGAAGCCAAGGCAACTATCTCACTGGCTGTTGCTTTAAGTGCTTCACCACGAGTAAAGGGAGCAAGCAATGAGCCTTTGTCTTTATCGTTCTGGACCATATTGTAGTAAGCTTCCAACTCAGGTGGTGTAGGGTTTTGTGGAACCGCACGGATAGCACCAGCTAAGTCTTCATCATCAACCTCAATGAATAGTCCGTCAATGCCTGCTGTTAGTTTAGCCATATCCTCTTCGTCTAATAGTCCTGCCTTTACAAGATACTGACGAGAAGCCTTACGGACAGAGTTAGCTTGGAAGCTACGGATAATGTTTATCTCGTAGAGTTGGTCGTAAACACGACGCATAGCTGAATAACCATCAAGAGGACAGTCAGGTATCTTATTAAAGTAAAGAGGAATGATAGGCACAGAAGGTTTATTGTTTACATTACGGAATGGAATGAACTTTGTTCTTTCTAAAATGTTATTACCTTGACCGTGCTGAGGACAGTAAAAGATAAGTTCGTCATTCACCAAGTCATAGAACTCAACTATCTCAACATACTCTTTGTCTTCACCATAACCATCAGGTTCGTCTTGTGGGTCAGCGTTAAAGTATTCGTCTTTGCTTGTTGGGTTAAAAGTTTTATTACCAAACTTCTCTCGTGCTTCACTTAAGGGAAGGTAGTAGCAATGCGCCACATAACGAGACTTATCCCAACGAGGACTTTCTCTATCAATGATAACTTGCCAAGGAGCAACAGCAACAGGATAGACCTTATCGTAAAGCTCTTCTTGGTTGTCGTCAGGGACAAGCTTAAAGAAAGCCATAGGATAGATAAGAGCCATTCGTGCTACGTTCTCTATCTCATTACGAGCACGCAACAAGAAGTCGTTAGCAACAGCTTGTGCCTTATCCTTGTCTCCTCTATTGCGAAGTCCACGCTTTACAATAACCGCAGGGTTCTTTGCAAAGAGGGAAGCAATGAAACTTTCTATGTAACCATAAGCATCACTTGTTTGGACGTTTATCATTTGGTTATCGTTCATACCGTAGTATTGGTTCTGCCAGAACTTTGTTTCGTAAGCAGACTTGTATCTTTCCAGTTCCGGTCTTTGTCTATCCCAATATTCTTTGTGTTGGTGATAGAGTTCTGCTATGTCTTGTGCTTTCATTTATGTGCTCCTAATGTGATAATAAATAGTAATGAGTTTGAGTTATGCTCTAATAAGAACCTTTTTTATCCCCAGACCTAATGTTCCAAGGTATCTTCCTATTTGCTTCTTTTGCTCTTCGCTTTCTTTTCAGTTGGTTAAAGAAATGTTCTTTGTGGTTATGAACGACCTTTATGGGATACTCCTTTACAGCATAGCAAGCAAGAGCTAAGGCCATAACTTTATCGTCGTGACCTGAACGTGGGTGCTGTGGTTTCTTATTTACATAGATAATAGAACGTAGTTCTTCCAAGACAGACATAGGTAAAGATAACAATAACCCGTCGTCTAATGTTTCTCTAAGTCCCTCAAAGAGTAAAGGTCTGGTTCTCTTTGTAGTAAGGAATGGCTTGCCTTTATCATTGGTCCATAGCCAACGAGTGTAGCCCATTTCTTTTAGTTTGTAAAGAACAACCTGTCCTGTGTTATTGCTCTCAACAATAAGCTCAGCCATATTCCATAGACAACCCAAGTCAAATAGTTTCTCAGCAAACTTAGCAGGGGAGGTTTCATTACACCACCACCAAGCAACAGGCTGTCTTGTAGCAGCAGACATAACACAAGCAACAGAATAGTCTTGCCCTAAGCCAGCACCAACATCAGCAGAGATAACATAGTCAAGTCCAGACACAGGTTCTCCAATAGCAGAATACTTATTGGTTGTGTCTTTGATAGGTTTTATTCTATCCAAGGCAACACCAGAAAAATAGTTCTTTCCTGTAAACCTAAATGCTTCAGCTACACTTGCGGGATACTCTCTGTAGAACTTTTCCTTACCTAAGGTTGCTATCTGTTTTCTTCTCCAAGCTATCTGACCTACAGACCAACCGTTCTCTTCTAATAGAATGTTCTCTGTGTCTCTTAT